TAGGGAAGAACCAAGATCCAGCAGCTGTGAGTTTTGCCCATCTAGCTTCACACTGGTCAGGCTTTGCAGCACTGCATACATAGCCGTAATAACTCTTGCCAGTTTTTGCTATACCTTCTTTAAGAATCATCTCGCCGTGTTTACATTCTTGTGCTTTCGGATTAACTGGTATCGCTTCTATTGCATCACCAACACTCCATACAGTTGGTTTGTCTTCTGCAAAACTAGCACGCAACACATTTTCTACAGCTCTCGCCCTAGATCCTGGTGGCGAGTAACTTGCAACCTTTGTCATTTCCTCTCGGCTAGCCCTTTTGCCCTTAGCTGCATAACCTGCATTTGCAAGCGCTCTGCCGATTGCTGAAGTCTCAGCATTCTCCAGTGCAGAAGTTGAATTGACACCCCGATCACTAATGCTTTCACTAGCAAGGCCAGTCGCCCACGCTTGGGGGTCGGCTTCTGTCTTAAATAGTTGAGCACTAACAATGTATCTAGTGTCTGTGGCCTGCTCGATCTTTGTAGATAATCTTCCATCTGGATACTCCTTCCAAAACTTTTCTAGTCGGCTCTCGACTGTTTCATAATCTGCTAAATTAAATGCCATCTGCCCACACTCCATCCTCATCCTGCATCGCTTCAGTTATTGTTTTAGCGATGGCGATGTATCCAAGCGCATCTGTGTAATTGTCATCGACTCGTGGATCTTCAGCTTGTCTGCTGATTTTGACCAGGCACATACATATTGCAACCTCGTTTGGTAGAATTGGATAACCAAGATAAGCCGACCACAACTCTGCAATTCTTTTATGATTTCCGATCGGATGGCCATAGTCAGCGCCTCTACTGTGGAGGGTTTCAACGACATCTGCAAACAGCTGTTCAGTTCTTGTCATAGTCAAATACCTCATCGGTTTTGATCTTGTTTTGGATCATACGTCGGTGCATATCGAAGCCATCCTTACGGCCCCTCCAATAGTAAGACTGCTTCATATCATCAATCCGCATAAGTAGTAGCCAAGAAGCCATACTTAGCCCTATAAATAAATATATTGCTAGTTCAAGTGTCATTTTGTAGCCCTATCTATGCACACATACTTTGTGGCACAGCCATAGTGTTGCACCTGTGTATGACTTTGTGGATTATTTAAAGTTGTTTTATTATAACGATTAGATAACGTTAATATCTTCGAGGTCATCGATATGGTCATCGATAGTGCGCTCGGCGTACTCTGTATTAAGCCCCATAGTGTTTGCCTAATGCTGTAAATGAGCCATCCTTGTTTATTGGCACCAGGGTTGGTGTCAGGGTCTTACCTATGGTTTCTAGTATAGCAATACCCATCTGCCAATTAGCGCTTCCATAGCGTAAATAAGAGGCTTTTTTGCGATCCATAAGATTACCTACCTCAACACCATATAAGGCCCTGTAATGGCTTCCTACGCCCTCTGCATAGGCACTCATGCCCAGCCTGTGGGTGTGTCCACATAGCACAGATTTACCCCATTTTTTAGCCAGGTTAAGAGCTGTAATACCTGCGTGCTGTGACATGTTGCCTTCGTCGCCATGAGCCAGCATCCACCCTGGGTGAAACTCATAGGCGGTCTTGTGATAAGTCATACCCATTTCAGCGAATGACATAAACGCTGGGTATTGTAATTCGGGTAGGTTAATTAAGCCAGGTACTTTTAATAAAGTGTTGTATAGGCGATCAGTATGATTACTGCGGATAATGTGCATTTCTGGACTGTACTCACCGAGATCCCACAGAATCTGCTTACAAAGCTCACGATCTGCATGTAAGTCTTCTGAGTAAGCCAAAGGTGTCTGCTCACTCCATTTACTAATACTCTGAAAATCAATTTCATCTCCAACCACCAATACTGAATCAAACTTTTCACGCCTTGCCAATTTAATAACATTTTTTACAGCTGCTTCGTGGTGATAAGGCACCTGTAAATCTGAGATAACGAGGTATCTAGACGGCTTAATCTTCATCCTCTTCAAAATCATCAAGTGGATTTTTTATAGGATCTTTACTATCTATAATCCAGTCTGGATAACTTGACCTATCCATCGCAAACGCTAAAGCTGTGCCTTCATCCATTCCAGATTTACGGCAAGCCATATAAACCTCATTAGCAGCTATAGCCCAGAAATCTAACTTTGTAAGTACAGGCTCTTTAGTAGTCCTGCGCCTACGTGCAATCTTCTTCTTAGGTTTGCGTTTAGTAGCCATATTAAAATTATGACTTACTAATTAAGATAAAGAGATCATCGACACGCTTTTCTAATCGTGTTAATTGATCCTTCATACTAGAGCCACCATTAGGGCGCAACTCATTAAGCCAGCCTTTAACTAAGAAACGTAATCCTATTAGACCGCCTGATAGCACGGCCATAACGCCAGCGCCAAAGCCAGCCCATTCTGTAGGTGTCATGCTTCATTAGCACCGATGCCATAAGCACTGTCGGATTTATCTAAAGCCCTAGCTGCTGGACCTGCTAAAGCTGCAACAATCACAGACACGGCCGGATCTAAACCTAATTCATTACTTGCTAAGAATGTTAGTAGCGATACAAGCACACCTCTAAAGTATGATTTTAGTATTGCTTTTTGCTTTTTGCTTATCTTCATATCTTGCCCCCTATTAGTGGTATGTCGAACGCTGTGCCATTTAGATCGCCTAGTGTTGTAAAGCTGATATGTATATGTTTTGTGTGTGGGTTAATGCCTTTGTACTTACGCCATTTCCAATTTAATATCTTCGAGCATATTCGCCTGTTAAAGATGACGTATGATATGCGTGGATCCGACTTGGCTGCGATTCTGATTTGGTCAGCCAGATAAGGTGCGATCCCATCGGATGGCTCCAGCCCAGAATCAATATCAATTGCTCGTACATATCCGAACTTGTCTGGATTATGATCTGATTTTCTGGCGGAGTGACGGCTATCGCCCACCCACCCATCACTGGCAGTACGCCTATCCGGAAACCACGTATCAACTTGATCTCTTAACTGCACACCAGCTGCACATAGTTTAGGCTTCAAGTTCAATCCAACTTAATGTTAATTCATCCCAAGTAAATAAACCTTCTGGCTTAGGAGTTGGTGCTTGCCAGTCAAAATTGTTATTTAATGTCCAAGATGGATATGGTTGCGGCGCAATAAAGACATCATTAACTGCATCATAACTAAAGCCAATTCCAGCGTATTGTTTTCTTATTTTGCCATTGTATGAGGTGCGTTTAATATTGTAACCTGTTGCTTGGCTGTAAAATGTTTCAGTATCTAGGCCATCAATTAATTCACTTTCATCAACACCAACACTTACATTAACAACTAAATTATTTTCATCTAACCAAGCGTAGTGTGCCATTATGCCCAACTCACATTTCCAGCGGTTGCTGCGGTAATTGTTGCTCTCTTAAATCCACCACTTGCAGCACTTTCAGTTCCTGTAACTCCACCACCAAAAGTAATTGTAAAGTTATCTGGATATTTTATAATTACTACACCAGATCCGCCAGCACCTGCTTGGAAACCATTACCGGCAGCTGTTCCTGATGAACCACCACCACCGCCTGTATTTGTGCCGCCCGATGTTGCTGGAGTTCCGTTGGCTGATGAACCACCATTACCACCACCACCTGCTCCACCTGCGCCGCCTGCTTGATTATCTGCTCCACTATCTTGACGCCCACCTGAACCACCACCACCTGCTCTAGTAATTGATGTTCCAGTAATTGATGATGCTTCGCCTGCGCCGCCTGTTACTCCTGGCGAGTTTCCGCCAACACCATTAGTTCCAACTGCACTAGCACCACCGCCGCCAGCGCCAGTTGCTGAACCAGTACCACCAGCAAATCCTTCTACAGGAGAAAATCCGCCTTCATTTCCAGCACCGCCTGCTTTACCAGCACCGCCACCACCACCAGAACCACCAGCGCCAGCAGTTCCTGAATTTGTAGCACCTAAGCCACCACCAGTTGCTGTTGTTGTATTAAAAACTGAGTTACTACCTTTTGCGCCATTTGAATTATTACCACCAGCACCGCCGCCACCGATAGTAACTGTATAATTTGTGCTTGGAGATAAAGTTTGTGTAGTTAAGGATCTATAACCACCAGCACCGCCGCCACCAGCAAATTGTGATCCACCACCACCGCCACCAGCAATCACTAAAAAATCAACTACTAATGGTGGTGCGCCTGCGGCTGTTATAGCACTAATTATATTTAACATTTATGCAATAGCCCCGACTACATACCAAGCATTAGCAGCTGTTTTGATACAAGCTGCTGATTTATATTGTGCAAGAGTTGGTTGTGCTGCAACTGTGCCAGCACTTAATACTGTTGTAGTGCCAGATGTCACCGCTTTGATAGTTACTGCAGTTGCTGCTTGATTTAATACAGTAATAACTGTGCCTATTGGAAAATTATATGTAGCATCGGTTGGAATGTTAAAGTTAGCAGCCGATGATTTATTCATAGGTATTAGTTGCTGGTACTCATCACCGCTACCTACTGTGTAATCTGCTGTCTTAGCAGTTTGCACTGTAAAGGCTGGTAGTCCATTCCACATAGCGGAAGTAACTACATCACCAGTATTGCCTGGAAAAGTTGGCATTATATCTCCTTAATAAGATAATACGTTCTGACCTAAGACTCCGTAATCTACGTTGCCTATTATAAACCCATCTATGACAGGTTCTAGCGTTGTAAACACCACTTTAAAGCTATTAGGTGTGATGATGTTTTGAACGCCAAATATCTGTAGTGTTTTCTCCAGCTTAGATCCACCAGGCTGGGTAGTAATTACTGTGATCGGATCAAAGAAATCTAGGTTTAGGGCTGCTACTACACCTGTATCGTAGTTAGGGGTGTATAGGTCTAACTCGATGGCATCGCATCGGATGGTGGTCTCAGCCCTACTGGCTACATAAGCCCTGGCATAATCTAGGGCTACAGCATCGGTCTGCATTAGCAGGTCTTGTTGGTTATATGAATGAATAAAATACTTGTCGATACTGGCCTGATTGCTGGCAGATTGCACAGTGCCGCCAGTCCTAGTGATTTGGGCTGAATTGAATATAAGAGTGTCGTCTAGTTTCCAGGCTGCATTAGCGTATGGGATACCTGTGCCATCATCTGCAAAGACTGTGGGTGTATTGCCTATGGTCTCTGTAGCTGTAAGCCTGTCCTTAAATACAAAGGATCCATCGAACCCTACATATATTGCGCCGTACTCTGACTGGGCGACAGTTTGCATAGCACCTAAAGCAGTGCGTGGCGTGCCGGGATCATTCTGTAATGTAGTTTGACCTGCATCTATTTGGCGTTGCGATGCTGGCCAAGCAATTTGATCTAATATCTCATTTATACGTGTGCCTGATAGATCGCCAGCATTAGCACCTGTGACTGTAGAAATCTGGGCATTGTAAGCCAAGCGCATCGCATCTACAGCTTGTATGGTTGTGTAGGCAACCTCTGTAGCGTCTTTCGGTTGTGTGTTTACATAACTTGTAATAAAGCCTGAGAATAGAGGATAAGTAACATTGTTATACGTAGCAGATATGCTGACTTTTTTCATAGGTGTTAGTAATCCAAAATAAGGCCCAGTCGGGTTAGTCGGGTTAAAATCGCCATTCTGATCTACTATGCGTAGTGTTAATTGGCCTGTCTGGAATTGGTCAAATAAAGCATTACGGCCTACAGCTGTTTGAATAAAGTTAATACGATCTGACACGTCAACAATAACTGCTACGGCATCTGCCAATACGTTTGTGCCTAATACGCCAATATCTAACTGCATAGCCTGAGCAGTGCTTGGCCCAGTAGAAAAGTTTATTGTGGCGTTGATTACTGGAACTGTCATGCGAACGCAATCGAGCC